ATGACCCAAGAGACTTAGAGGGACTCTAAAAATTCTTGCGATATCTTCCACATTGAATTTTCTGCTTTCAATTAATTGTGCGTCTGCAGCGTTTAGTGATAGAGGCTTAAATGCTGCTCCACCTGAAAGAACTGCTGTTGATCCAGACATATAAGGACCACCATGGTTTTGATTCCATTGACGCTTGATATCTGCAGCCTGCTCATCTGTCAATTCACCTGCTACTTCAATAACACCTGCAGGATTTGCGGCATTACCAAAATATGAAGAAGCATAGGTATCAGAAGCCATAGATATTCCTACAGACATTCTACATGCACCAATAGGTGATAGTCCATAATGGCTTCCAGGAAGTTTCATCATTGGAATATGAACCATCTCATTTTTAGTCAAAATACGAGTAAAATTATTTAGTTCATCTCTTAGTTTATATACAAGAGGTTCTCCTGGAGCCAATCTTTCTATCTTTACATCATTAGGATTAATACAATATAGTTCAACTACCTCGCCAGAATCATCTCTAACAGTTAGGATATATGCATTTCCATGTAGGTGTAGGGATGTAATTATTTGCTCAATAAACTCTAATCTTGTTGATTCTGGATTAGGCTTATTTATCCATTCAGGCTGACTTCCGTATACCGCCGAATAAGAGATACGATTGCGACCTCTGCGTACATATGCACCCATTGGTAGCGAAGCAACAGTGTCACCTAATAGCCTTACGCATGAATAAACTGTAGAAATACGAAGAGCAGAGTCTGCATCTACATAAACACCAGCATTAGCAACACCATAGAGTGGACGAGGTGGAATTAGAGGCTCAATGTACTGGTTATTGCCTTGTCGCTGTTCACCAGATGCTTTTAATCTTTTAGATAGACTCATATTAACCTATTCTCCTTACCATGTGGATATTCCTACTCGCTTCCAAGTGTTGGATGCAACGCATACATATATATAATCGCTGTCCCATGTTATCTGTCCTTGACTGCCAGGATCTGTAGCAAGTGTTGGAACATAGGCTGGTGCTAACTCAAATCTTCCAGTAATTCTTACTTTACCAGTGTTACCACCTGCTGGATCAAAATCACCGAATATCAATGGTGTTGCTGTACTTGTGTTAGATATGTAAAGTTTATTGCTACCAGTTTCGCCTAATCCCGCTTGATATCCAATAAACACATTGTCTGAATAACTGGTGCCATCACGACCTGCTTCAGTACCAACAATTGTATTTCTTGATCCAAGACGAAGGAATTGTGATGCTCGTCTTCCAAGAACAGCATTATTGCTTGCATTGGCATTGATTGTTGCAACAGGAACGCTAAATCCTGATCCTGTTCCACCTAATGAAGTTGGAACTAATAGTGATAGGACTGCACCGCTTCTAACAGCACCATTCCATCCAGTAAGTGTTACTGATGTTACTCCGCCACCTGAAACAACAATTGTTGCAGGAATTAGAGTTAAATATGGATGATTAGGAATTAGGTTAACTCCTGTATAAGTTCCATCAACATATCCTGAACCAGGAACTATTGTTCCAAGTGTAGCAATCGTATCTGTAACATTTGTTAATGCCTGCTGTCCAATTGCAGTATTAAATGATCCAGTGATATTTTGAAGCATTGTACCGCCACCAAGAGCAGTATTTTGGCCACCAGTAAATGTTAAGTTTGATGACAAGTTTCCAACGGCAGTATTAGCAGTACCAGTAGTCATATACTGTAATGCTTGAGCACCCTGTGCCTGGTTATTATTACCAGTTGTTAAACTTTGTAGTGCAAAGATACCCAGAGCAACATTGCCATTTCCAGTAGTACATGATTGAAGTGCTGAATTACCTATAGCAAGGTTAACTTGACCAGTTGTATTATTTTGAAGTGCATGATCACCAATAGCAAGAATATCATCTCGTTGATTATCTTGTGCTGCTTCTGTTCCAATTGCAATAACTCTATTAACATTGCTGAATTGTTGTGCATTTAGACCAGCAATAAAGTTATCACTACCAGTTGTATTGGTATTTAATGCACCTATACCTATAGCAATATTTCTTTCACCGCTTGTATTATTTGAGGATGCACCTTGGCCTATTGCAATATTATAAGAACCAACATTATCTTCAAGAGCAACTGTACCAATAGCAATGTTTGAAGTACCAGTTGATACAGAAGTTAATGCACGAACACCAATAGCAATATTGTTATCAGCGATGTTTTGTTGTAGGGCTTGATAACCAATACCAACATTGTTATCTCCACCTACATTTGTTTCAAGAACACTTCCTCCAATAGCGGTATTTTGTACTCCATCAACATTGTTTTGTAATGTTGCAAATCCAACTGCAGTATTTGAAGCACCAACTGTATTTAGTCTTAATGCTCTCCAACCAATTGCAACTTGATTATTTGTTTCAGTAACATTAAGCGCTTCTACACCAATAGCAACATTTCGTTCTACTGCTGTACCTGTACTTGACATTGCTCCAACACCAACTGCGGTGTTCTGACTTCCTGTTTCATTATTTGAAAGAGCAAATGTACCAATACCAAGATTTTCATTACCAGTAGTATTATCTCTTACTGCTTCATTACCAAGACCAATATTATTGCCACCAGTAGTTGTAAATCTTAATGCACGATTACCAATACCAATATTTTGAGAACCAGTTGTTGTGCTTACAAGTGTTTCATTGCTACCAATTGCAATATTTCCAAATAGTTTATTTAGACCTTTATTGATATATAATTCACCAAATCCAGAAGATGTTTCTGCTACTAATCCATTACGAGCAAAGTAAGAATTTGCATAAACATTATATGAGTTATGTGCATCAATAGTTATTGGTGTTGCACCAGTAAAATCAGAAGCAGAATAATTTAAGTTAGAGTTAATTATTAGATATTGACCACTAAAATCAACTGCATTAGGTGCTGAACCTACTGCATTAAATACCTGAGAATTAAATAAATAAACTTGGCCTGCAGCCTGAGTTATTGCATAGGTTCCACCACCATAAATTGATGAATCTACGAAATAAACAATTCCATTGGTTAGTGTTGGGAAGTAAACATTTTTTACATTCTTAAAGATTACCACTGCACCAGCATTATTTACTGTTACTGTTCCGCCAGTAGTTGAGTCATCAATACGAACTAAGCCTGTACCTGTAATATTTAGAGCATTTTGTCCAATTCTTAATCCTTTTATTAATACGCTACCAGATCCAGTCTTGTTTAAGGCGTTTCCAATAGTACAATCAAAAATGTTAGCACTTGCTGTACCTGTAATATCAAGAATTCTAACTGCCATTCCTTGAACTGTACCATTTGCTGCACCGCTTGGAATTGTTAGTGTTCCATCTATATAAGTACTGCTATTTGTGATACCCTCGCCATTTGCAGCAACAATATTGATTCCTGATATTGCTGGCAAATTAGGATTTTCAATATAAGTACCTGGATGTACAACAATTGTTGATCTTGTAGGACTTAATAATGTCAAAGCATATGTAATTGTTAGAACAGGAGTTACTAAATTACCATTTCCTGTTGAATCGCTACCGTCTTTTGAAACATGGATTTCTCTGTCATAAACAGTAGGTACTGGACCAGTTGCTCCTGTTGCGCCTACAGGTCCTGTAGCACCAGTTGGTCCTGTGTTTCCAGTAACGCCTTGCGGACCAGTGGCTCCTACTGGGCCAGTGGCACCAGATGGGCCAACATCTCCAGTAACGCCTTGAGGTCCAGATGCTCCTGAAGGTCCAGTCGCTCCTGTAGGTCCAATATCACCAGTTACTCCTTGATCGCCAGTTGGTCCAGTTGCTCCAACAGGTCCTGTTGCTCCTGTAGGACCAGTATCGCCTGTGACTCCTTGAGGGCCAGTTGGTCCAGTTGGTCCAGTTGCACCTGCAGCACCAACGGCACCTGCTAAGTTAATTGACCATGATGAATGTGTTTCTCCAACACCTGATGCTGAAGTTACAAGAATTGTTAATTCACCTGTTATATTGTTATAGTTTGTAACAGTTCCAATCATGTAAGAATCAATGTCATGAGCAATTACTGCTGTTTGACCAATTGAGTAATCTACATTTGGATCACTAAGAATAATTCCAAAGGTTGAATTCTTTGCAACAATAGTTTCTGTTTCAGTAGATGTGTCTGCATACTTATCTCCATCAGCACCTGCTGCACCACTTGGTCCTGTAGCACCTGTGGCTCCGATTGGTCCAGTAGCACCTACAGGGCCAGTGGCTCCTGTTGCTCCAATGGGACCAGTAGCACCAGTATGTCCTTCAGGGCCAGTTGCGCCAATAGGGCCTGTGACACCAGTAGGGCCTGTAGCACCAGTAACACCAATAGGACCAGTAGATCCTGAAGGACCAATGTCTCCAGTAGGTCCAGTTGGGCCTGTAACTCCAATAGGGCCAGTAGTTCCTTGAGGCCCAGTAGCACCAGTTGCACCAATAGGTCCAGTTGCGCCAGTTTGACCAACAGGACCAGTGGCACCAATATCACCAGTTACACCAGTAGCACCAGTAGCACCTGTGGGTCCAGTTGGACCAGTTGAACCAGTAGGACCACCAGCAGGACCAGTTGCGCCAGTTGCTCCAGTAGGACCTGTCGCTCCAGTGGCACCAGTAGGACCAGTTGCTCCATTAGCACCAGCAGGACCTGCAGGACCAGGAGCAGAGACTTCAACGATGTTTAATACTTCATTTACATTCACTTGATTAGACATTCGCCGTCACCTGTGCCCTTACTGTCATTTGTCCTTGAATTAATCTTTGAATATTTGAACCGCTTGTGAGTTCCAAATCATAAACATATAAACCTGGCTGAATTGATTCCATTTGAGTTGCAGTAGCCATTAGGTTAATTGTACCAGTTAATGGAGTTATTGTTATTCCGCCATTACTTGTGGATAGAGTTAAAACAGCAGCAGAATCAAACTTGCTGCGTAGTTGCATACGAGCAGTATAGCCAGTCAATACGATAGGGTTGCCGTTATAATCAGTGTAAACAATACTGAGTGTCCATGTAGCCCCTTGATCCATGACGCCATTATAGATGCCTGCTGTCGCCACTACTACTCCTTCTCATTTATATATACTAAAAAAGTGCCTAATGCTATAAAAGCAAGAGGCATTGAAATTAAAAAAAGTCCATAAGTTGCAAGACCTACACCCGCTATTTCTGTCAATAGTGACCAGTCTATCTTGAATTTCTTCATCATTCTCCTTATACGAAGTGTATTCTTGGCGTGATTGGCTTTTGTTTAGGTGCTGTTGCCCTATCATAACCAAATATTGCTGCTACAGCAGCGTCAATCTTACGCTTATTTGTAGCCTTTGCTACCATCAGACCTCTTGAGGAAGTCTTAGTAACTGTGTTTGCTATATGTCTGGCAAGTCTTGGATCACCATCATGAGTAAATGATTGATTCATAATTGCCTCGTAAAATTTCTGTGTTGCTGGAACCATACGCTCTGCAGAGTTTGGATAAGATACGATAGGCATACCTTGTTCCTCAAGAATCATAAATGTTCTGGCCCATCTTGCTGGATCAAAGCAAATTTCAAGAGTGTTAGTATCTTTATCTCTATAAGCGTCAATAATTGTCTTCTCTACCTCTGCAATTGGTACAGTCCACATAGGATCTGGATCTACTTCAGGTATCTCCCATAGTCCTACTATCTTTAGATGAGGCTTTTCACCACCTAAGTACCATCCAATTATAGCAGTTGCATCGTTAGAAAAAGACCCATCAAATGCCAGAACAACATCTTCACCTTTAATCGCCCCACGATTCTTAAGTTCTAATGCGTCCCAGGCATCTGAGGGAATCCATGCTTGGCCTGTGCTTACCCACATATTGAGTCTTTTAGTTTTAAACTCATTTTCTGGAGTAAGTAACACAGCAGATTGCATATCCTCTTCAGATAAAATATCTCCAAAAGAAGGATTTGCTAAGTGCCAATTCTCAGGATCCTTGTAATTCAATTTATCATTGCCTTGCCACCATGCAAAAAAGAAGGAAGGATCTTCAACTTCACCTTTTGCTATTTGTATTCCACGATTATACATATCGTAGCAAACAGAATCTTTACCATTTGAATCATATTTTGAACCAGCAGTAGTAATTGCTACAAGCATTGGTTCTTCACGAGCACCCATAGATAGAGATAAAACATCATATAGTTCTCTATTTGGTTGTGCATGTAACTCATCAATTACAATAAATGTAGAGTTAAGACCTTCTTTTGTATATGCTTCAGAAGACAAAGCCCTATACACAGAACCAGTCAAAGGGTTATAAATTGTATTTTGATAAACCTCTAAAATGTCTTTTAACTCTGGTTCTAACTCAATCATCTTCTTTACTGTCTTAAAGATAATACGAGCCTGTTCTTTATCTGCCGCCGCAGAATAGATCTGACCACCATTAACACCCAAAACCAACTGCTCTAAAACAAGAGAAGCAATTAGGGCTGACTTTCCATTTTTACGAGCAATGCCAATTAAGGCACGACGATGTTTTAGAAGCCCATCTTCTCTTTCAGCATATAGATGCAGAAGAAGATCTTTTTGCCAGGGCCTAAGAAGGAACTTATCGCCAGTCTTACCAGCAATAGAGTCTTCCGTTAAATGGCAGAGAGTCTCAATAAAGTCTATGACTTCATAACCACGAGTGTTGCCTAACTCAGTTTCTGAAACAGGTGAAAGATATGTAGGTGGCCACGCCATGCTAACCTCTAAGTGCTAACGACAGCCTGCTCTTTTCAAAGTCAATCTCTATGATTTCTACTTCTACTTCATGACCAACAGTAAATTGATCAGGTGTAAATTCAGCCATCTTGGATTTATGTACCAGGCCAGCAAGTAGACCTATCTCAACAAAGACTCCATATTCAGTAATACCTGAAACTAAGCCCTTATGGATTTGACCTACTGTTAATTTGGCAAATTCTATTTGCTTATCTTCTTTTTGCATTTGCTCAATAAGAGTGCGGCGATTTAGAACTATACTTCCCTTAGCCCTATCAATTGAATTGATAATAAATTCGGCCTCATGGCCTACATATGGAGTAAAGTCTGTAACCCTATTTACATCAACTAAGGATCCTGGAAGGAAGGCCTTTAGGCCAATGTCCACCATTAATCCACCTTTAACAACTTTAGTCACTTTGCCAATAACAGGAATAGACAATTCAAATCTATTCTGCATATCATTCCAAATGGCTTCTGTCTCACCTTGTTTTAGAGACAATATGTATTGGCCTTCATCAGTCTTATTTATGACTATGCCTTCTACTACCTGCCCAATTTGGACTACTTCATTAATCTCTACATTCTTGCGATTGGTCAATTCATGCTTTGGCACAAATGCCTCGCTCTTGTCACCAATATCTACTAAGACGCCATCACGATCAATTTGGACAATAGTCCCAGACACTGGTTGCCCATGTCCAAAATATTTCATGGATGCGTCAATGGCAGCCATAAAGTCTTCTGCTGTTCCTATGTCGTTAATTGCTATTTGATTCATTTATTTGTTCAGCCCCTGTTTCTACGATTATCGTTTCAGCCTCAATTATATCATTGTTGGCTCTGGCACGATTAGCCCTTCTTTCCAAAAGTTTGTCAATAGAAGTTGCAGCCTTGACCTCTGCAACGCCCAAGCGTGATCTCGCAATGGGATCAAAGCCAAGAGATGTTAACGCATCAGTGTAGGCTTTGTTAATTGCGACAAACGCTCTTCCATCGTTGCTCTCAAGGGTAGCCATATATTTATTTCTGGCCGCTTCAGATGCATCAGCCAAGAAAGCAGCATTAGCAATTGCATCAATATCAGAAACAGGCGATAGCCAAGTTACGGCCATAGCCCAAGCCCTGTCCCAAAGTTTTTTACCTGCCTCGCCTAATTGCTCAGGGTAGG